TGTGTTGGGCCTTCCCGGATTTGAATCGTGGACCTTTTCGCCGGCAGCTAAATCGACCATCATACCAGGGCCGAGTTTAACATCTTTATCTGTTGACTTCGCCCCGGTTTCATCGCCAATATTTGAAAAGTCAAAAGTACCCTGACCATTTTCTGTTTCAATGAATACGGTAAAAAATGCCGATATAACCGCCGCGTCAACTTCGGCCTCACTATAACGGCCTAACTGTTTTAATGGTTCGATCACAGCGGCAAGGTCTGGAACGCCTCTGCTTTGACCTGGGCGTGTAGGATTGAACAGATGAATTATGTTTCTAAGCCCCGTATTTTCTCCAAAGGCTTTTATTCCATCCCATTTCATATTTGGTGTTATGCTGCCGGGGTGATTTTGTAAAATAAAATATTTTTCAGGTGCGCCGTATTGGTCCTTTTGAATGCCGCCTGATAATGTGTCCGTATCTGCTGCGCTGTTATTGTTTGTTACCCGGTCGGCTTCGATGATCTGTAATTTTAAATCGTACGGACACCCAAGGCGTGTTACCCGTGGCAAGAGAATAAAAACGTCCCCGTTTTCTTTTGCCTGTTGATAAGCCTGTTTGCTGCGATCAACACCATTTAATGTTCTGGCTATATCGGTATCCTTCGAGTCCCAGAATAACCGCCATTCACGCTCTGTTTTGGCTTCCCATTCATCGGCCTGTTCATCGGTTAGGTTTAAAACATCGCGATCAATTCGAGATTGCAGACGTAACCCTGTACCAACAACGCTGGTAACTTTTGTTTTTATAGCACCAGCGGCGAGAGGATTGTTTCGCACAAGGTCACGGCTGCGGTCCCTGAGGGTAGGGAGATCTGGAAGCAGGTCTGAATCTGCATCGTTTCCGCGTGGGTTCCATTCTTTTGTAGACCGTCTTGATTTACTGGCTCCGGTATAGCTATTGAAAACTTCCATAGCCATACGCGAGCGCATCCTACGAGCAGCTTTGACAGGTGCAAAATAAGAAAAAGCCTTATCAACCAAATTCGGTTTGACTTTAGCTTTCAGATTTCTTCTGACTTTTTTCAAGTGGGCGTACCTCCCTTGATACCGATACCACCACGAGTTAATTTCTGGACCTTCGCTTCCCAGTAGTCGATTGTTTCGCGGATTGAACCGAGATCGGCGCGCGAAAGTGACCGGCCTGCAATTGAATAGCTTTGACCGGTTGCCACCGCATCTTCTGCGGCTAACCATAAAGTCAATTTTGCTTCGGCCCGTGCGAGTGTGATACCTGCCATTTAATTTACCTTCATGGTTTTAACCCTCATTACTTTTTGACGTATGTGTAAATAATAATGTGAATTACTTATATCACACTTTTAAATATAAAATTGTGAGTAATGGGTTAAAATGGATTATATGGGGATAAAAACGGATTTGGTGTGGATAATTTTACTTGACTTGAAATTTATTTTGTCTTTTTTACATTAGGTTTGACAGACTGGTAATTTATATCAAATAAGGAGATATAATGGCAAAACGAATGATAAGCATGAGGATTGAAAAAGAGATTCTTGAGAAAATTAGGGAACTGGCTAAAAAGGATAACCGGACAGTGACCGGTTATGTTGAGAATATCTTGATTAAATATATCAATGATTCTGAGGAGGGATAAATGGGTGGGGGTTGTATAGAGACAAAAAAACTCCGTCTCTTATTTATCATGGGGAACGATACACAAAAAAAGGTCAACCTTTTATGTCTCGTGAAAGGCTGGATGTTTGTCAAATAAACCTACTCAATGATTCTCAATAGAAACTTTTAACGGCTTGCCTGTACGCTGTCCAAAAAAATTATTTAAATGATCTTTGTGGAATATCGGCATATCTGAATGGATAAGCGCACCTGGCAAGCCAAACTCAACTAATTTTTTTAATGTGCTGTTTGACATTCCAGACCACTCTTCTATTTCCGGCCAACCGAATAAGAACTTCCTATCTTCTGGTATTGTCTTTTTCATCCTATCCCTCGGCTTCTTACTTTACGTTGTTTTTCCATGGCCACCGGTGGAGCCTGGCCGCGCCCCTTAGCTGCATAATTAAGTTCTAATGCGTCCCATTGCATTGTGGCAATACCAGCCCGGATAGCGGCAGCATAACAATAGACCTCAGCATCAAGAGCGTGATTTTGTCTGTTGCCTCTCACATTCTGCCAAACTTTGACCGGGAAGCCTTTTTTATTATATGTTGTGACGAGTTTTTCAGCGGTGATTTGTTGATAATATTCTGGATCAATACCTAAAGGAAAATGATAAAAACCGGGTCCGGGTTCAGTTAAATTAAATCTTTGATAGATTATTGACTTTGCTGTATCCGTTCCTATCGGCCAAATTTGAACACCCTTTTTTATAATCGTTCCCATATAATCAACATCTTTTTTTGATGGCCTGCCAAGTATCGGCTGATTGTGTTTCTGACTTCCGTATGTGGCCATTACAATTGGTGATCTTTTGCGGCAATAATTATAGACTATGTGAGTATTATCACCAGCGTCAACCGCAGCAGACATAATCCGTAAACCTACTTTTGATTCGTGCTGAAACTCCATGTTTAGAATATTGTCGTGCTGGTCCCATACTTCTTTTTTTGTCACATCTCCGTATATTTGTGTCCAATATAACAAAAAATTTTCTTCACCCTTGCCCCACGCCCTGACAACTATATCAAGCCTGTTGTCGTGTACGTCTGTCCCAGATGTGACGAGAAGACCACCAGACGGCACAGTAGTTATTTTGTATGGTTCTGCCCTGACTGACAATACTTTCCATGCTGGCCTGGACCCGCGATCTTCCCAGGTTTCGCCCATTACGGTATTGACAAATGTTTTTAATTCTTCCGGTTTGTCTTTAACTTCTAAAAATTCAATGGCTAAATTTGACCATGCAGCGTTTGGTGCGAAAGAATAAGCGGCCCACAAATGAAAACCAGCGTGGTCAACAAAAGGTTTTTTTGCTTGCCATATGCCGTTCTTAACCATCCATCGTTTTTTAGAATGTTTTATTTTTTCGTGACAATGTTCGCATAGATAATATGCGTCTTCTGGATGATCTTCCGGCCATTTGATACCAAAATCTGTTTCTTTCGTTCCAAATTTTAAGACCTGTTCTTTTTTACAGATAGGGCATGGAACATTATAATATCTTTGATCTGAAAGCAAAAAAGATGCCTCAACCCTGGAAACATCCTTAATTGTAGGTGTGGACCCGATCACGATTAAACTATCCCAGAACCAAGCCGTGCGCCTGGTGCCAAGTCTGATCTGATCGCCTTCTGCTCCTGCCGTTTGCGGATAGCCGTCCACCTCATCAAATAAAACAATGGGAACAGATAGCCGCCTGAATCCACCAGGTGAATTAGCACCCACCAATGTTAAAAAGCCACCCGGATATTTCTTTTTTAAAATTGTGTTATTCGAACTCTTGCTTTTTACGTCTGCAACTTTATCACGCAAGCATGGAGTGTCACGGATCATCGGGGCTATTTCTTCTTTTGAATATCCTTCGGCATCCGGTTTGACTGTTGGTTGAACTGCAAGTATTGATTTGGGATCGTGGTCAATATGGTATCCGATTATGTTATTCAGAATTTTTGTATAGCCGACCCTGGCCGATTTCATCCATGTTATTTTTTTTACTTTAGGATCTGTGACACAATCCATAATCTCGCGCTGGTATGGTAGGCAGGTCCACTTGCCTGATTCGTGGGATGATTCTGGTGACAGATATGCGCGGTCATCGGCCCATGTTGAAAGGGTCATGTATGGCGGCGGCTTCCAGAATTCTATTGATTTTTGGGATAGGGCTTTTATTGATTTGTGCATTTAACCCTTCGCTTCGTAATCTTTTACAATCATCCCATTTTTAGCGTTTCCACGGATAGATGGTTGCCACCAATACCGGCCTGTAATTTTACCGAACAATGGTTTTTCTGCCGTGTATTCTTTGAAATGACCACGGCAAAGATGTATTCTATTATCCCATAAACCTTGCAAAGCTTGAGATTTTTGTTTTTTACCTGTTGGTTTAATAATTAAAGTTTTATAGGTGAAAAGTTTTCGTTTACCGTATTTTTTGCGTTTGTTGTTAAGTTTTTTATCCGGATATATATCTTGTGTGGTAATATTTTTGCAGTTTATTAAATCCAATGAGCACGCTAAATGTTGCAAATCTACTTTGCCTTCTTCTATGGTTGTGCTAATTACTTTATTAACATTTTCAAAATTAAATTTTTCATAGTTTAAAATAGGGTGCGGAAAAATATTAGCATCTTTTTTTAAAAGATGGTTTATTTCTTCTGTGCTATAAAACGATGCAATATAATCAAGCGCATTTTTATTTATTCGCAAAGAATCATTTACCAAAACAAAGTATTCAACGAATGATAAACGCCACATTTTTTTGGGTTCACCAAAATAATCAACAATATTAACCTTAATGAGATTATTTATACCTGTATTGACTGCTAAAATTCCTCGTTTTTGAGAGTGATATTGACCTTTACTAACAGGGATACCATTGTCTTCAACATCATAATCAAACCAACAACAATCAAACGGCAATCGAATATTTAAACTTTCTTTAAATAATTTTTTGCCAGTAATAGATTTTCTATAGAGATCCCAAACTGAATTCATTTCAGGAAGATGAAAATGCACAGATGTATTAGTTTTGCTTATTAATTTATTTGTAGATTTTTTATAAAGACTATCATATTTTACAAATTTAGCTTTTTTTAAATCTTCAATAGCCTGATGTGCATACATTATATTTTATCCCTCCGCTAAATCGTTAAGCGCTTCACGCGCCGATGAATCTATTATTTTTAAAATTGCTTCACGGTCCTCTGGATCTGTTACGAGTTCAATAATTAAGGGAGCGCATTTTGATTTTATTCCTAAGATTTTTGTTTTCGCTGCTACTATGATTCGTTCCCAGGCTTCTGCTATTTCATCTGCCGGCACCAATAAACCTTGTTTTGTTTCAAGGTCTAATTTTTTCAAAGCGGCTGCGTATTCTTGATTTAATTTTTGGGCTGCGGTCAATGAATCTGTTTCTTTAATTCCTAAATCTGAGATGATTTTTTGTTTTTTAGAAACGGAATCACTTTTTATTTTTTTTATAGTTTTTTTTGGTGGTTCCGTATTTGGGGTTTTTTGTTTTAAATTTTTGGATAAAAAAGCGTCTGACTTTTCTTTGTTTATGAGCAGGTGTTTGCCGCCTTCAACTCTTGGCTTAACTGCGTTTGCTGGTATTCTGCCAGCTGCAATATATTTTCTAATCATGCGGTCGGATATGCCACGATGAAGAGCGTATTTTTTGAGTGTTAGCCAAGACATATTTAATTCCCTTTGTTAAAACGGAACCAGCCTTTTTTGGGTTCCATCTACTAATAAATAAATCTGCGCGTTATC